ACGTCACGGAGATATTGCTCTGCCTTTACTTTCGGTAGATTACCAACATCAATATAGAAAATTCTTCTTTCTGGAGCACGAGATAATCTGTATATAACCAGACTATCCTCAATCATTCTTAACTGATTAAGGGCTTTAATGGACTTGTGCAAATATGATAATGTTGTTCCTTTATTCCTATCTACTAATCCTGAGGTACAAAATGTAATCGAATCTTTTGCAAATTTAATACCACCTTGTCCTGTTGAAGTAGGATTTGTACTAGGATAATTTACCTTAGGATTATATACAAAGTATTCCTCTATTTCAGGAAACTCATAATCCATAGGATTGCCACTATTCATAACAGCAGTCCTAAACTTATCACCCTCTTGCTTCTTCTGCTGTCTTACATAACGCATTTTAGTTGCGTCAATATATCTTAATTCTTGTATTCCCTCATGAGGTTTTTTAATATCAATTACCTTATTATAATATAATCTACCATCAATATACCAATTCCTATAAATTTCGTGAGACTTTCTATTGAAATCTAATAACTCAAGAATGAACTTAAACTCATCTCTTATAGTCTTCTTAATACCATCACTTGCATTTAAATGATCTAGATTAATTTCAATTGGACTGTCATTTGAATCTGATACAAGGGCTTCATTTACAATATCTTCAATAGCACTATCCGCTTCAGGATGAAGAGCCATTTCACGGTATCTTTTAATTAAATCAAATTCAGTTTTATAGACACCCTCAATATCAACATACTGACCGAAAAAACCACTACTCATAAAGTAGTCCGACTGATCCTCTTCATTGGGAGGAACAGGAGAGACTACTCCAGGAGATAATGGTTCGTTGTCCTCTATCGAGAACCCAAATAACTTAGCCATGATTTATTTTAAAAATGCCCTTTATTGGACTATTTATCACACTATTACTGCACCAGTTTGATCAGATGGTGATCCTGTGCTTGTATTAGAACCTGCGATCCAGTATTGAACTTGGAATGTAACAGTATATTCTTCAATAGCATCTCCACTTTCATATGAAAGATCTATTGAACTAACTTCTGTTGGGAAGATACCATCGAAGTAATAACTTCTTAATGGTTCTAATGGTGTACCACCACCACTTAAATCACCTTCTCCACTATTGGTATTACCGAAACGAGTCGTTGATCTACCTAATTGATTGACAACCGCATTACCCATATATGAATTAGGGGTGGTTGCTCCACTTGCATCACTTAACTTACTAATTCCATTCATCCACTGTTCAAATGAGGTTCTTAATTTAAAGTCCTCATCGTTAATAACGGTGACTGCCCAAGTATCAAAAGTTCTGTCTCCAGCAACTTTTAAAACTCTTCCTCTAAAAGGAATTTCTACAGGGGTAATAGTTGATGCTGGAAGTGCAGCAGCTTTACAAAGAAACTGAAAAGTTTCGTTATCCCAAGCATCTGCAAATTTGAAGTCATTAATGTTGACTTCAAACAGATTAGGACGAGCACCGCCACCAGCAAGTCTCGACTTAAATTGGGTAATGGTTTTTAAACTGGCCATTGGTTAATTTCTCCTATGTAATTAATTATAAAGGTTAAACTCTTCCTGCTACTTCTTCAAAACTGACTCCAGTTCTGGTAGCAACGAAGGATAGTGTTACATAATTAATAGATTTGGTTGGTTTCAAGAAGATGTCAGCCCTAAACTCATTATTATCGACAATACTAGGAGTATTGTTAGATTCATCACAAATGACTCTAAAGTCAATCAATCCTCTCTTAGCCTGAACATCTCTCAAGTAAGGTTCAACGATGTTAACAAAGTTTGCACGAGTAATTTCATCATTGAACTCAAAGAGTTGTGCCTGAGCACTTCTCTCAAGTGCTTTCTCAACTGTAAGGAATAAACGACGAACGTTAATCCTATCAAATGCAGATGCATAATTTAATCCTGTCTTATCTCCATAAAGAAGAACACCTGTTCCAGGTTGATTAATTACAGAGTTAATTCTTGCCTCATAAAGAAGATCTCTTTGAGACTTAGTAGGATTGTATGCAAGTTTGATTGCATTATTCAAAATTCCTCGTTGCTGACCAGCAGGTGAGAACCAAGGATACTGTTCAATATCCGTCCTTACCATCAATCCAGCAATATCTGGATTGGTAGGAATGTAACGGAACTGATTATTAAAACGATCATATGTGTACTTATATCCCGAATCAAATATTGCATAAGATGATGAGGATACAGGAGCAAAGAATTCAATTACATTATTTGTTTGATCTGCAGTGCTTGTTACATCCACCACATCATTATAATGAGGAGAAATAACTGCAACACAGTCTTTTCTTTCCTCTGCGATTGCAATAAGTTTATTTGCTTTTGCTTGAGACTCATCTTTAGCACCACAACCTGGCCCCATGATTAAGTAGTTAACATCTGTCTCATCTTTATTTTCAAATAAGTCATAAGCAGCAGAGAGATCTCCTAGATTTGCTTTAAACTGACCATTAGCACCAGTAGCAGCGTAGTTAACACCACCACCTAAAGGATAAGTTACAGCACCTAGAGCATTAAAGATAACTCCTTGAGCATCTTGTCCCCAGATTCCTCCAGCGACTCCGATTGCAGTAAACGAACTAGACTTAACACCTGAAGTGGTTGTAAATCCAGTTGCTCTTGGTTCTGTCTGGAAATAGTTGTCAGCGGCTGATGATGGGTTCCATCCTGCGTATAGATTTTCACTATTCTGAGCAAGATAGTCCTTATAGTAAAGTCTTTCAGGAGAAGCAACAGCAGATACTGCATCAGATGCTTTGGATATTGAAATATTCCTTTCAAGAATACTACCCTGAATACCTGTTAATGAACCTGAATCATCTACCACGACCACATGCATCGCATCGTTTTGGCCGCTTCTGTCTACACTATACTGGTTAGTAAGTGGTTTAGATGCAACTTGTTTCCAATAAATTACACTATTATCAAGTCCTAATGTCTGTTCATTATACCAATCTTTAACAGTTTGAGCGACTCCTACATTAGTAAACCCTAATCTACCTGAACCACCGTCAGTGTTAAAACCAGCACTGTTTACAGCTCTGATCTTTACACCACTAGTAAATGATGCACTAGAATCAAATTCACTATAATCAATGTAAGTTTCTGTACCGATTGTAGCACCAGTTGTTTTAACTCTAGAAACAACCTTAACATCGATTGTACTGTTACCGTTTGTGGTATCAGTAGAGACTCCAGTAATAATACCTTTAACATATCCATTTGCTGTGGCAGTAGTTCCTACCCCAACTTCAGTTCCGCTATATGCAGCAGTAACACCTAATCCTATACTAAATCCAAGATCATTTAGATTAGTCGTTGTAATACCGATAATCTGATCTGCCATATCATCGATGGTACAGACTTTTAATCCATTAGCCCATGTACCTGGATTCTTAGCAGCATATGTCCAACCACTCGTTATATCAGTGTAGTTAGCATTATAGTCATCAAAGTTTTTAATCTTTGCTGAGTTAGTAGATGCAATACCTACACCTCCAATTGGAGCACCTGCGTTTGCATTATTGAGGTTTGCACCATCAACTCTTGCAACCTTAAGAATACCACCGTATGAAAGGAAGGATGCTGCACTCATCCAATACTCATACTGCCTATCGGTTGATAAGGGTTTACCGTAAGCATTAATTAAATCTTGCTCTGTAGTAATATCAATTGCTTCTTCTACAGGTCCAATTTGGAATGGTCCTGCTAAAGCACCGATATTAGCTAATACGTTATCTGCTCTTCCAACAGTTAGGTCAACCTCCCTAACTACTACTCCAGGAGATAATTGAGGAGTCGCCATATTCTTCTCCGAAATACTCTGATTTATCTAAAAATATTTATTGTTTTTGACATTTTCGACGGGGAAACATGCCGTGAACAATTACCAATCAGGGTAGTTCCACTCTGAAAAAGGATTATCTTTTCTTCTAGTTCTTACTATTCTTTGAATAGTACATACTTTACATTCATAAGAATAAGAAGATGCAACAGGGCCTCTATCTTTATGAGTTCTATAAAAACCCTCAATTAAATTTTTTTCTTCCCCACAAATTCTACAAACTCTATCAGATAACAATAAGTGTCCTAACTTTATTTGTTTATCTATTTCCATCACAATACTTGAACAACCCCTACCACATCTGGTATCTCCATAAAGTTGAAGGTATCCACCATCAGCTTCAATATAGGGAATAAGTTCCTCTAACACTTTGAGTACGTTTTCTTCTGTTAGTTCCATGTGCGTTGCCAAATAATGTTGTCGTTTAAGGTATTCATAGTAATGATCCATTAAGAGAGATACTCCCACATATATGATTTATCTCCGTACTCATCTGCTTGAAACCATCTATCTCCATCTTCATCCACAAAACTTTCTTGATCCATACCATCATCCATAAAACCAAACGGAGCCATGTCTTGTTCTATTGCATTTTTCTGTTCTTCATATAATCTTTTTCTTACATCTTGATCAGTAAGTTCTTTAAAGTAATCCTGTGCTACCAACCATGCATAAATGACTAAACACATTGCTAAGTCATCATTACACCCTTCCTCTGCTTCAAAAGTATTTCCTTTTTGAATGAATGTAGTAAGTTCACTCATTATCTCATAATCACAACTTAGAAGTTTATCAGATTCTATCAATGTCTTTAAGTTAAGAGCACCGACTTTTTTAACAGTCTTAGACATCTTAACTCCTAACTGGGTTTTCTTACCAGAGAATCCCTGACCAACAACTTGACCTGCTCTACCTCTCATAGAACACATAAGAAGATTTTTATACTCTAAATCAAAATTTAATATAGATGCTACCTGATCTCCCACATCATTTACTTCACATAAAACAAATGCATCATTATAACTCTTTCCTACTTCATCTATAATACTAGGAAAAAGCATAGCCTTAATTTCATTATTCCTATACTTTGCTACTACGGCATGAGGAAACTCTGTAATATCAACTACAATAAATGCAGAGTAATCTTTACCCACCCCTCTTGCAACGTCCACTGCCATTGCATAATCATGACCTTTTTGAGGTGGAACATATACATCCAAACCACCACTTTGAGTTTCTGGTTGTTGATATACCATACTCCTAAGTTTGGCTGGATTGATAAGAGTATCAACAGATCCTAGAAACTCACACTCAAACTCAATCTTAAACTGTTGCTCAGATGTGTTGGCAATAGTTTGTTCTTTCCAAACTTCATCCCTACCAGGCACTTCTGACCAATGAACATCAGTTGGAATATATTCATTCTTACCTCTCTCTGCATCATGCCAATACCTATAGAAATGGTTCATCCCGTGAGGGGTTGAAACCATTATTACTTTTGTGCTTTTACCAGAAGTAATAGTAGGATAAACACTAGCAAAGAAAGAGTCAGCGATGT